GAAAATACCTGTGCGCCAGCCCCAATATCCCCAATTGATGTGCCACTGTTTTGAAAACGGACATAAAGACCGTTAGCATTACTAGAGTTAAAGTTTGTGCTTAATGCAGTAGCGCCGGAGTTAACAGCAAGTGAATTTCCATCAAAAGTAAGCGCAGAACCTGTAGCAAGCGCACTTGATGAAGATGCGTAAACAACTCCGTTAGCAGTAAAGGATGTAAGTCCTGTGCCGCCATTAGCAGTAGGCAGTGTTCCTGTAACACCAGTTGTTAATGGCAAGCCTGTTAAGTTTGTTGCTACACCTGATGTTGGTGTTCCAAGCAAAGGAGTGACAAGTGTTGGGCTTGTTGATAAAACGACACTACCAGTGCCAGTTTTTGTGCTAACACCAGTACCACCCTTAGTTACTTTGAGCAAAGGACCAGTATCAAACAATGCATCAATAGTATCTAAGTCAGTATTGATCTTAGTACCCCATGTGTCGGTAGATGCACCAACTTCAGGTTTAGTTAGTGCTAGGTTTGTTGTTGTAGTATCAGCCATTTTTCACCTCATGCGGCAACTTGCCAAGATTCACTATTATCCGCAATTGCAGTCCAAGATTCACTTGTATCGCTAATTGCAGTCCATGTTTCAGACTCATCTGTAATTGAAGTCCAAGTCTCACCAGTATCAGAAACTGCTGTCCAACTTTCAGATATATCGCTTTCTGGTAACCATTTTAAATTACCAGAAACATTTATTCTTGATATACAAACAATATTTAATCCAGAAGTCTGCCTTCTTTCGCTGTTAATCACCAAACTGCTAGATGCAACAATAGGCAACCCAGAATTAGCAATAACTTGAGAACCAAAAACAATGACAGAAGCATCAGCCACAGTCATTGACGCAAAAGCAACCCTAACCCCGTTAACAACTAATGTGCTTGCATCATTTGCCGCCAACGCTCCAATAGCAACACGCCTAGCCGCAACAGACATACTGCTAGAGCTAGAGATACTTGCCGCACCCCTTGCAACCCTTATAGCAGAAGCAGAAACTGAACTAGAGCTAGATATAACTTCAGCGCCAATAGCTACTCTTCTTGCAGATACGCTTACAGAACTAGAAGAGCTAATTGCGAAACTAGCACTCTTAACAGTTCTGGCAGTAATAGATACAGAACTAGCATCAGAAACGGCTACAGCGCCTATACAGACGCGTTTAGCCGCTACAGCTATAGAACTGGCATCGGTAATAGAAAAAGCCCCTAGACTTACGCCATAGGAGTAGTTCCCTCCACCATAATAGCCAGAACCATAGGCGGCCATATTACGTCAACGTAATAGTCAAGCTAGAAGCGGGAATTCTAAATACATCGCCATCGTTAATGATTCGTGATGTAGTCAATGGCGCCCAGGCCAACAGATTGCCACCAGTGCTTGCATCAAAAATACCAGCCCAGCCAACAGTACCCCAATTACCACCAGAAGCGGCGGCAAACTCAATTGCGGCGGCATTTGTAAAAGTAGTAGCAGTACCAGAACCAGAGATAGTTCCAGTGACAACCCTTGCGTAACCATTACCAGTAACTTCAGTACCACCTCCCGCATCACTAGGAGCGGCAGTGTATAAACCAACATACCAAGCAGTAGGGCGTGTTGCCGAACCAGTTGTAAACAAGTACGTCAGTACAAGATTTTCTGTATAGTCGCTGAAAGATGACATTTTTTACCCCAAAGAACGGGCGCGAACAATAGGAGTAGAAGAAACAGACGCCCTTTGATCTGCAATTTCTATGTCGCTAATGGAGGAAATGTACATTTGACCCCATACAGCAAGACGCTCATCATCTTTTAAATATGGGCTTGCCTCAAGCAATGCACCATATAAGTACAAGTCTGGGGCATAAGAAAGAAGCCAGTTGCTTGTGTTTGAATCACTCAACGCAGGAATTTTACCATAATAGGTTAACTCACCCGTATATCCAGTATCTGGAGTTGCAATAACTTCTATCTGAGTACCGACAATAGTGTAATAAGTTGGTTTACCAACACCAACTATTGAATCTTGACGCAATTCATTTGCTTGTTTATCAGTTACATATTCCATGTAAGTGATTGGATTTGTGTTTAAAATAAACTCTTTAGCCTGTAGCCAGTCTGACGGGAAGGCGAAGTATTGCGTGTCAATAGTTGCAGTGGCACGTTTAACCATTTGGCGAGTACGTAACTTACGATTAAATTTAGCCTCTGCCAACGTGATAAACGATGGAATGATAGACGTAAGATCATCCCGATTTAAATAATCGGCAATGGTTGTTTTTAATCCACTAAATGTATCAAGTGCCATTTTCTACATCCCTACACGCTAATGTATGCTCATGTTTATATTCAAATGTGCCAATGTGAAAGATCTGCTTTGAAAGATCTTGGTCAACATAAGTTTTGTGTCCGTTTTGAGCCGCTCTACGGCAAAACCAAACGTCTTCGCCAATATAGTCTTCAGCGGCGGGAACCCAAGGTATAGCAAACCAAGGATATTCCATAGACTTATAGACTTCGGATTTGACAAGCATTACGCCCATCCCGCAGTAGTCTACTTCAACAAGTCCAGTTGATTCGTCCTCAGTATATACCCGATTGACAAATGTTGCATCCATATCTGGGGTATTTTTCTTTACCGCAATAGGCTCTGTAGGGAATCTACGTTTAGCATAGTTTCCACAGACAATTCCTGTGTCATGCTTCAATAAACGAATAATGGAATCCTTTGGGAATCTCATGTCGCTATCTAGCCATAATGTGTGCGTACACTCAGCGGCAACGGCATCTCTAGCTAAGTCCTGACGCTGGGCAGATAACAATGTTCCAGAGCTAGTGTAGATCACTACTTTGTGGTTTGTTGTGCCTACAGTAAACCCAACTAATCTTGCTAGATCAAAAGCAAATCCAGAGTTAACAAAATCCCGTGTTGGAACTAATATTCCAATGGTCTTACTATCCATTAAACTTCTCCAGGTCTTGTGCGAAATGCACGATTATCAGGGTCATTCAACCAACGCTTCATATAAGCTTGGTCTTCTAATTTGCCTTCAGCCTTCATTTGATAAAACAACGCCATTGGAATAGATGCAACATGGTGCATATCGCCTTTCCAATTAGCCTTCTCATCAAATGAGTTAAATCTTTCTTTATTGTCTGAGACTATCTGAGTAGCATCAATAATTGTCTCAATGGTGGCCTCATCTTTTTCGGCATCGTAATGCCACATCTTGCGAGTGCCAGTAACTGGATTAATGTCAAAAAGTTTGGTGTGCATAAATAAAAAAAGGGTGGGTTATTAGCCCACCCCTTTAGATTTCAGATTAGGTCTGAATTGTTGAGTTCAAGTCATAGACCGCGCCATGAGCTTTCTCATTTTTAACTTTCAAGCCCCACTCACACAAGAGCATACGCTTCTCGGCATCGCCTGTTTTAGCCAGTTCAACTGTCTGGAAGGGACGCAGATAGCAAACGCTTGCGTACTCAGGATCAAGCACGAAAACATCACGCTCACGCTGGAAGCGGTTGGGAACAATACTCACATTACCAAAATCGGAAACATAAATATCTGCGGCGCCAATCAAAGTAGCGGGTTTAGCACCACCATTGATGTTGAAACGGCTAGAAGCAATGCCAGCCATCTTAGACAAGTTCTGCTTGTTAACAGGACCAGCCATAACGATGGAAGGTGAACCGCCTTCTGTCCACACCTTCTGAATTACATCCTTCAGCAATGCTTCGCTGAATGAACGCAAGTTAGTAGTTGTAGCATCAGTACGAGCCGCATCAGGAATGGTTGTGTATGAAGGATCACCACCACCAGTACCTTCGCTTGTATTGGTCTTCAAGAAGGCCAACAAAGCGCCTGTTTTACGAGCGGCAGATGTAGAACCAGCAGTGGCGGCTTGGTTAGCCAACATTGTGGAACACATATCGCGCTTAATTTCCGCAGATTTTTTGGCCATTTGATAGGACAATTCTGAGCGGCGTCCTGCCTTGTCAACAGCTTCCAAAGTACCAGCAATGATTACATCCTTACGGCTAATCTGGGTGTAGTTGCCCAAACGAACAGTAGCTGTAACTGCTGTGAAAGAAGTGATGTCATCGCCTTCAATCTGTGCATTGGTTGTGCTGGCGGCGGCCAGATCATCGGTTTGCCATTCAAAGAATGTATTGGTGACGTTTTCACGACCAACATTGCTCATAAATGGTGTCTCTTCTGGAGAGATTTGGTAGATAACGTTCGAGAGATCTTCCCGAACACCCTTCGCATCAAAGCGAGTGTAGGTGTTAGTAATAGCGGCCATGATAAGTCCTTAAATAAATTTTTCGAAAAGAGAAGCGGCATCTCTGACACTTCCAGTTTGTGCAAGACGTTTTTTTGCGTTATTTAAATCACTCGATCTAGAATTTACGCTACCAGTTGAGCCTGGAGTAACCATCTTTGGCGCTTTTTTAATCTTCGCTTGGAATTCTGGACGCTTACTCATCATCTGGTCATATTTCCACGCCTTGTGTAGCGCCAATAATGCCCGTGAATCAGTAATGCTGTTCAGCTCCCGCTCGGAAAAGCCCAAATTCTGGCCATATTCCAACAAAGCTTTACCTTCTGCTTTGGCTTTCTCAGGAGATTTCCACTCAGGAATCTTCTCTTTCAAAACGGCTGTTTCTGCCGCCAATACAGAACTAATGTGCTTTTGCGTTTCAACTTCTCGCAATTGATTGAGTTGCATTTGCTCTGCTTGTATAGCGTATTTCTGTTGTTGACGCCTCTGATGTGATGTCCATTGACGGGCATATTCAGTAGGATCTTCAACTTCCAAACGATTCCAATCAGGCTCTTGCGGCTCAAACTCTTGCAGTTTTTGCTGTAATAATCCTAAATACTGAGCGTATTGTTCACGCTCTGCACGAACTTGCTGAAACTCAGATTCGACAAATTTGCGTTCTTCTGCTAGTTTCTGCGTTTTCCGTGTGTAGTCAGCTTCCCTTTGATAACCTCGAATTAGTTCTTCTTTTGGGACTTCGATTTCTTTACCATCAACTTTGACAATAAACTTCTCATCCCTTGGAGACTCTTCCTCAGACTCATCGTCTTCGCTTTCTACTTCCTCAGAACCTTCCTCTACTTCTTCTTGCGTTTCCGTAGATTCCACTTCCTCAGACTCAGATTCAGATTGCTCCTCCTCTGGTTGCGCCTCTGCACCAGTGTCAACACCATCTTGGGCGTCTAGCATAGTAGCAAAGCTCTGCGCGGCTTGGTTTACTGTAATCGAACCGACTGCTTGTGCGTTATCGGACATATTTACCTCTTAGTTTAACAATCATACCTTTGGGGGTCTGCCCCGTCTGCGAGCAAGGGCAACTTCTGCCATCTTGCCAGTATCCATAACAGAGCGCAGTTTCGCCCTCAAGATGTCTATCGTTGTAAGAAGCAAGTACGCTTGCTCTCTAACAGGACTCTCCATTAACTTGGAAACCCTGATCTCACGAAAACAATCATCTTCAATTCGTTGAAGCATTTCATTGAGTAGTTCATCCTCAAGGAGTAACTTTGCTCTGTCGCCTCTTGCGAGATTAATATCTAAATCGTCCATTTACATCATCGGTTGTGGCGGCTGGCTCACTGCCGCCTGTTGTCGAATTAATTCTCTGTCACGATTCACTGCGGCATCTATTTCCGCGCTTTGAATTTGTACGCCATATTTCAATTCTAGCTCATATCTACGCAAAATACCATCTTGCTCAATACGATCTCTTTCACGATCATCAGACATAATCATTCGTTCACGATC